GGATTATATCAAATGTAAAGGTGGGGATGTTAATAAGTTTAGTGGTGACAAATATTTTAGTAATAACAATGGTAGAATCATTGATATAGCTGTTGTAAATAAATTGGTGCATAATAAAGATGTACTTGAAACATTGATTGAAAATAGAAATAATCCTGAATTATATCAGTATATACTTCAAGCAGGAAGAACTTATCAAGGGACTTTTGACCAGGACAATAAGAAATATCAGAATATAAATAGAGTTTTTGCTTGTAGAAACAACGGAATTCAATTGAGTAAGAAAAGATTAGACGGAGGGCTTGTTAAGTTTGCCGATGCTCCTGAAAAAATGTTCTTGTGGAATGACGATTGTAGTAAACTAGAAAATTTCGAGAAAATTGTTGATCTGAACCATTATTATCAAATTATAAACAAGAAATTGAAAATGTGGGAGATATAATAGATGTATATAGAGTATAAACCAGGTCAAAAACATGCCGCTAAAAATGCTGAAATATCTGATAATGATACTTACTTTAAAGACGCTGGTTGGTTGTTGACTGATGACGATTTGGTGGTCGATATAGACTGTTTAGACATTGAGACAATAAAAGTATTGCTAAAGTACTTTAACATTCGTACACGGACTGTATGGACGGATAGAGGAGTGCATTTATACTTCAAGAAACCATTGGGATTTCGTGGAGCTGCTAGAGTGTGTCCTCTAGGTTTTAAAATAGAGTATAAGCATACAGGAAATACTAAAAGCTGTACGATAAAAAGAAACGGAAAACATAGAAAAGTTGAAAGAAACGATGTGAGACAGGAATTACCTGAAATATTCCAAGCCAACAGAAAATTTGAAAGTCTGTTGGGCCTTAGTGAAAATGATGGAAGAAATAATGCACTTTTTTCACATCGTGCTAAGTTGGCAGGATATGCTGAAGAAAAAAGGATTCTCCATTTTATAAATCAGTACATATTTGCAGACCCCTTAGATGAAAATGAGTTTGAAACAATTATGAGGGATACTAGATTTGAAGCAACAAAAAATGGTGAATATTTGGTAGCTACTAAAATGATTAAAGATTTTAACACTTGTGTTTATAAAAATGAGCTTTATTGTTATAACGGTACTAAATATGAAAACGATGAGTTGTCATTAAAACATATGATTTACAGTATGGTTGGAGACCAGAAGACTGCTTATGTGGATGAAGTTTGTAAGCAAATGCTGTATAGAAGTAAAAAGATACCACTAGATACTATTTTTAATATAAAATTTAATAATGGTGTACTAATAAATGGAGAGTTTGTTGAAATTGATGACTATAAGGAATTTACTCCTTACTATGTTGAATTAGATTATAAACCTGAAGCTGAACCAGTTGAAATAGTTGATAATTATGTGGCTCAATTGACTAATAATGATGAGAAGTATAGAGATTTGTTATTTGAAATTTTGGCACATGGTTTAATTACTGATCCAGAAGTGAAAAGGTCTCTAGCAAAGTTCTTTATTTTTGTAGGAGATGGAGGAAATGGTAAAGGAACTTTATTAAGTATTATCAGAAGTATTTTGAACAGAGAGAATTGTAGTGGGTTGAAGATAAAGCAAATGTCAGATGAGAGATATGCTTATAGTTTAGATGGTAAATTAGTTAATTTAGGTGACGATATTCAAGACCAGCCAATCAATGGTAAGGATATGGAGATGTTAAAAAATATTTCAACCTGTGACTATGTGGAAATTAGAAAAATGTTTAAAAATTCAACATCTGCAGCTATGACTACAAGTTTGATATTTACATCAAATCACATATTGAAATCATGGGAAAAAGGAGAAAGTTATAAGCGTAGAGTTCTTTGGCTTCCTATGTACTCCAAACCAAAGAGAAAAGATCCAAGGTTTATTACTAAATTGACTACTCAGAAGGCTTTGGAATACTGGCTAAGATTAATTATTGAAGGGTATAAAAGATTGTATGAGAATGGAGATTTTACAAATTGTAGTATCGTAGCAGATTTTAACAGACAATATCATGAAGAAAACAATGGAGCTGAAATATATGTAAAGGATTTAACAAAAGAGGACATCATTGGCAAGACTAATCAGGAAATATACTTGGAATTTGAGCAATGGTGTGAAGAAAATGATTTAACCGCCAGTAAGAAGATGTTAAGGGAGGCTATTTATAATGTTCACAGGTTAAAAATTAAGGTTGTAAAGAGGAATAAGAAAACTTTTAGAGCATTTCAACCAATAGATGAAAACAAAGAGTAAACCACAATTATTTTTAATCTATGGTTCATATAAACGGAAAGAAAAAGAATTGAATTTTCATTAATAAATTACTTAAATGATGATTGAATTATTTATTAATATATATATATTATTTATAGCTAAGGAAAATCATAAATAACAAGTGTTAGGTTACACTTAAAGTGAAACCTTTTACCCAAAGTGTAACCCAAAGTGTAACCCGATGAAATGTTATATAACACTTGTTATAATATATAATTTTTATTATTTTTAAAGTATTAAATTATATTTATATAATATATACTACTGTTATATAACAGGTGTTGGTTACACTAGTTACACTTGTTTTCAATAAAAGTTTTTCTGGAAATTTGTTTGTTCTCAGTTATGGAGAAGAAGTAGTATTTTATATAGGAACTTTAAAAAAGCAAAGTGTAACCGAAACCTTTCTCTGAAAGTATGATTTTTATTGGGTTTAAATAGGTTTCACTTTTTGGAGCTTGAAAATAAGGATAAATTTTATATTTTGTGATTTATTAGAATATTAATTAATATTAAAATAATAGGAGGATAAAATGAAAAAGGAAAGTGTATTGGAAATAGAATTTACACCTATTTGGGGGAAATGGGCTTGGAGAATTATAAAACAAAATGAGGAAGTATTAAATGACAATTTTAGGGATTATGAATTAAAAGTAATATCAACTTCATTTATTGATCCTAGTTTTTTGACACTCACTAATTACTTGTTTTTAAAGTCTTCTGATTTGAACGATACTGTAAACATATGTGATGATACAGTTAAAAGAATAATAGAAGATAAGGTGGAAGCTGTCAATGAAAAATATGGTATTGAGAGAAGGTGGAGAGCGGAAACAGGGGGAAACTATTTTTATATAGATGATTGCTGTTGGATTACTAGTGATAATGATTGGGGTTATAATGAAGATAATGCAAGATATGATTTTGGGAATTATTTTGAAACAGAAGAAAAAGCTGATAAATATTTAGAATATATGAAAAAATGCAGTTTAAAATGGCACGAAAGAGAAGAGGAGAAATAGATGGAACAATGGGAAATGATGGCTAAAATGGTCAAGGAATTTTATTTGGCTTTCAAGCAGGAAGAATTTTTAAATAAGGATATGACAGAAGAGAGAGAGCATTTAAGAGATTTACTGCTTATGGAAGAGAAAACGGAGTACATGAAAGCAGAGATAGAAAATGATACGGTGGGGAAACTAGATGCAGTTGTGGATATGGCTTATGTGTATATAGGAACATTATTAGAGCAATGTAAAGGAAATGCCGACCTTGTTGCGAGAATACTATACTTTGACTCAATGGACTCAGAATTGGTAGAGATATATGATAAGATTGAAAAAAATAATTTTAATGGAATATTTCTTTTAGCATTTAAAGAAGTTCATCGTTCTAATATGACAAAATTAGATAAGAATGGCCAACCTGTTTATTACACGAAAGGAGTTAAAAAAGGCAAAATAGGAAAAAGTGAACTGTTTGAAGAACCGAAGTTAAAAGAAATTATTGAGGGGAGGGATGATTTATGCCAGAATATGATATGGTAAATAATCCTAGTCATTATAAATTGGATGGATTGGATGTAGAAGTAATTGATGTGATAAAAGCAACAGTTACTGATTTTGAAAGTTTTTGTCACGGAAATATTATTAAGTATGCACTCAGGGCAAATAAGAAGAACGGGATTGAAGATTTGAAAAAAGCTAAAAAATATATAGAAATGTTAATAGAGGAGGAGTAAATGACGGAAAAAGAAATAGACAAAATTGCTGATAGAGTAGCAGAGAAATTAATAAAGATAAATAAAGCTGATAAATATAAAGAAACCGAAGCATTACTTCGAGCTTACCCGAATTACAAAAAGATTATTGAAAGAAACAATGAGCGTGTCAAAGAAATATTAGAGAATGGGTTAGGAGAAACAAAAAAGGTAAGGCCTGTTGAAAATGTCCAAGGGGGATTAAAAAAGTATGAGGGACTTCCAGAGTTAGAATTAGAACGAATAGAACATTTAAAGTCTGAGAATGCAAAACTTGAAAAAAGAGTTATTAGAGTGGATAATGCTTTGGAAGGAATCAAAAACGATGGGTATTATGATATTATAATTCTCAGATATTTTAAGGAATGGACTATTGATGAAATAGCTGAAGATTTTGAAGTGGATAGGAGAACAATAGGAAGAAATAGAACAAGACTGATTAAGAAATTACAGTACAGTTTATTCCCTGAGGTTTTATTAGATTAGGCACTTGACAAAATGTCCCATTGGTGTCCCAAACGTGGTATTTACATATCCCATTTATATGATATAATATGTTATATTGAGATTTTTGTAAAATTTAACTTTGTCCTTGATACCTTTGAGTATCGGACTGCCAAGACAGTGTAAGAGCTGTCTTTTTTTTTGTTCATAAATACTTTTAGTATATCGCCTTGTGATTCAGCAGCCGCTTAGGATTACAAGGTGTTTTTATTTTTGAGGAGGTGGAGAACTTGACATGAAATTGACAGAGAAACAAAAAAGATTTGCTGATTATTATATTGAAACTGGGAATGCAACAGAATCTGCCAGAAGGGCAGGGTATAAAGGAAAAAATTTAAATAACGTAGCAAGTGAAAACTTGGCAAAAGTTGGTGTAAAAAGCTATATTGATGAAAAATTAAAGATTCTGCAAGATGAAAGAACTGCATCTGCCAAAGAAGTGCTTGAGTTTCTGACCAAATCAATGAGAGGTGAACTTAATGAGGAAATCGTAGTTGTTGAAGGGACTGGTGATGGAACTAGTGAGGCAAGGAAAATAAAAAAACAAATTGGATTGCGTGAAAGAATTAAATCGGCAGAATTGCTTGGTAAACGATATAGATTGTTTACAGATAAAGTTGAAGTTGAAGGAGTTGTGCCTGTTATGATTGTAGGTGAGAGTGAACTTGAAGAGTAGAAAAGTGAATCTGCCGGAACTGGTTGGAAAAGGATATAGAGATTTTTGGAACTTCAAAGGCAGGTACAGAATCTGTAAAGGTAGCCGTGCAAGTAAAAAAAGCAAGACGACGGCATTATTTTTTATTTATTCAATGATGAAATATCCTGGGGCAAACTTGCTTGTGATAAGAAAAGTTTATCGGACATTAAAGGATAGCTGTTTTACAGACTTGAAATGGGCAATAAACAGACTTCAAGTAAATGAGTATTGGAATGTCAAGGAAAGTCCGTTGGAGATAATTTATATTCCTACAGGGCAGAAAATATTATTTAGAGGGTTAAACTGAAAACAGCTCTCTTAAAACTCATCTAATTCATGGGAAACCGAAACGTAAAGATGTCGGCAATCATGAGCGAAGATAAATTGACAAAAATTGTAAAAAGGTGTATAATGACCCTAGAAATAAATAGGAGGGAAATTATATGTATATTGTTTATTTGTTCAAAGAAAAAGAAACTGATGAAGTGATTTATATTGGAAGTACATCAAGACCTATTGTAAGGTTAAAAGAGCATAAACAACAATTATTGGGAATGAAACCTCAAAATGCCATTCACAGATATATGACAGAAAAAAAATTGAAATTATATGACGATGTGGAAGTTGTTTTTACGAAAGAGTGCAGAAATAAAGAAGAGCTGTTAAGATGGGAAGAAAAATATTACTATAAATATTTAAAAACGTTAAAAAACGACAGACCTGCGGAAAATAGAAGTGGTGTGTATAACCCAAGACGCAGAAAAGTTAAATGCTTAAATGACGGTAATATTTTTAAAACGGTAACTGAGTGTGCGGCTTTCTATAAAAAAGGAAGAACAACAATAAGCAATGTGTTAATTAAAGAAAAACCATACACCTTAATAAATAATGAAAAATATTATTTTGAATATGTTAATTTATAACGTGCAACGACTATCGAAAGCAAGAAAAGACTTACTAAGTGTAGGTCTTTTTTTAGTTAGTAGAGTAGGGCTTAAGCAAGCTCGAAACGGTGAGAACAAATAAAAGAATTTGTTAAGATATAGTCTGAACTTTATGGAAACATAAAGAGTATATATGGAAGCGATATATACGTAACAAAATGTGGATGATCCGCTTAAAGTTACTTCAATAACAGTTGAAACTGGAAATCTATGCTGGGCATGGCTTGAGGAAGCCTATGAGATAAACAAGGAGCAGGATTTTAATATGCTTGATGAAAGTATCAGAGGTATTGTTGAAGAGCCTTTATACAAGCAGATTACACTCACGTTTAACCCCTGGAACGAACGGCACTGGATAAAGAAAAGATTTTTTGACGTTGAAGACGAAAATATAATGGCAAAAACAACCAACTACATGTGCAATGAATGGCTTGACGACAGTGATAAGAAACTGTTTGAAGACATGAAAAAGAACAATCCAAGACGGTATCAGGTGGCAGGGCTTGGTAACTGGGGAATTGTTGAAGGACTTGTTTATGAAAACTGGGAAGAAAAAGAATTTGATGTCAATGAGATTTCAAAACGTAAAGGTGTAAAATCGGCTTTCGGACTAGATTTTGGATACACCAATGATCCATCAGCATTTTTCTGTGGGCTAATTGATGTAGCGAACAAGGAAATTTATGTGTTTGACGAGATTTACAAAAAGGCAATGAAAAACCGTCAAATTGCTGAAGAGATTATCAAAAAAGGCTATGGAAAAGAAAAGATAGTGGCAGATAGCCAAGAGCCAAAGTCGATTGACGAGCTTTATGATTTGGGATTGAAGGGCATAAGAAAGTCAAGAAAAGGTAAGGACAGTATTAATAACGGGGTTCAGTATATTCAGGATTATAAAATTAACATTCACCCCAGATGTGTGAATTTCATAACCGAAATATCAAACTATATGTGGGATAAGGACAAGTTTGACAATCCAGTCAATAAGCCTGTGGACGATTTTAACCATTTAATGGACGCAATGAGATACGCTTTGGAAAGCTACTCAAAAGGCCCTACATTTTCTTTTGATTAAGGAGTAAGGAATGTTTGAATTTATCAAAAAATTGTTTAGGAGAAAAGATAAGATGGGAGAACAGAATATCAATCTTAGTGAAGTTGAGAGTATCATAATGTGGCATTTTGCAAGCCAGAAATACAGGGAGATGAAAGACGGAAACAACTATTATCGTGGAAGGCACGACATCCTTTCAAGGCAGAGAACGGCAATTGGGGAAGACGGTAAATTAACAGTAGTTCATAACTTACCAAATAATAGAATTGTTGATAACCAGTATAAAAAACTGGTTAAGCAGAAAGTGAATTACGTAATTTCTAAAACTCCAAGTATTAAAAGTGAAAACCAGAATTACGATAATAAATTGAATGAACTGTTTGATAAAAATTTTCTTAAAACATTGAAAAGAGTAACCACTGATGTCTATAACAATGGACTTGGGTGGTTATTTTTGTATGTGGATGAAATGGGAAATTTAAAATTTAAGAGGCTAAATTCGGTTGAGGTTATTCCTGTGTGGCTTGACAACGATCATGAGGAACTGGATTACGCAATAAGAGTGTACAGCCGAGAACTTTATAAAAATGGGACGTATAATACTGAAAATTACGTTGAGATTTACAGAAAGTCTGGAGTTGAGTATTACAAAATGAACAATACAAAACTTACAGCAGTTGAGAAGAAGGCGTACCTGAGTGTTAATGACAAGCCATATAATTGGCAAAAAATACCGCTTATATGCTTCAAAGCCGACGAGCTGGAACAACCCTTGCTTAAAAGAGTAAAATCACTGCAGGACGCGCTAAACGCACTTATAAGTGATTTTATGAATAACATGCAGGAAGACAGCAGAAATACAATTTTAATTATTAAAAATTATGACGGTGAAAACTTGGACGAGTTCAGAAAAAATCTTTCCACATTTGGAGCTGTTAAAGTGAGAGAGGATGGAGATGTATCAAGTTTACATGTTGAAGTGAATGCGGGAAACTATGAAAGCATTGTGAAACTGCTGAAGAAAACCATAATTGAAAATGGCGGAGGATTTGACAGCAAAGCTGATACGCTTGGGAATAATCCAAATCAACTTAACATACGTTCGATGTATTCGGATATAGATTTAGAGGCAAATGATTTTGAAACTGAGTTTCAGGCAAGTTTTGAGGAAATGGTATGGTTTGTAGCAAATCATTTGAAGAACACAGGGCAGGGTGACTTCATAAAGGAAAAAGTGGAGGTTGTGTTAAATAGAGATATACTTGTGAATGAAAGCCAAGCAATTTCGGACATTAGAAATTCGGTAGGAATAATTTCGGAGGAAACACTTGTTGCACAGCACCCTTGGGTAACTGATGTTCAGGAAGAGCTTACAAGAATTAAGAAAGAAAAATCAGAACAGCAGATGCAGGAACAGACTGATTACGCTAATTTTGATGACGGCAAACATAATCACAACGGTGATTTAAATGAGTGATTATTGGAAAGATAGATTTGTTGAGGAGGAAAGACGAGTTAATCAAATGGCCGTCAAAGAGATAAAGAAGCAGCAAGGTGAGTACGATAAATCAATCACTAGGATAAACCGGGATATTGAAATCTGGTACAACAGGATTGCTAAAAATAACGATGTAACATTGGCAAATGCAAAGGAAATGCTCAACAAGAAGGAACGTGAAGAGTTCAAATGGAGTGTAGAAGAGTATATCAAAAAAGGTTCAGGAAAAGATAGTTTGAAGTTTGCAAAAGAACTTGAAAATACAAGTGCCAAGTACCATATAGAGAGATTAGAAGCTATGAAACTTCAAGTGCGTGCTGAAATTGAAAAGTTATACAATGATAACGGCAATGGATTTAAAAATTATCTAGGTAACTTATACGAGGATCAATACAACCATACGTTTTTTGAAATCGCAAAAGGTACTAGTATGGGAATTGATTCAAATATGTATAAACTGAATGATAAATTAGTAAATATTGTTATTTCTAACCCTTGGGCTTCAGACGGAAAACATTTTTCAGACAGGATCTGGGAAGATAAAGAAAAACTTCTGAATACTTTACATACAGAAATGACGCAGGCTTTTATTCGTGGGGACAAACTTGATACCTTAATAGAAAAAGTTGTTAAAAGAATGAATACAAGCAGAAGCAACGTGGCAAGGCTTGTCTATACTGAAAGTGCCGCCTATGCTTCTAAAGCTAGAATTAAGACTTATGAAGATTTGAATATTGAACGTTATGAAATTGTAGCTACTCTTGACAGTAGGACTTCTGAGATTTGCCAGGGGCTTGACGGTAAAGTGTTCGAGTTTAAGGATTACGAGATTGGCACAACTGCTCCGCCATTTCACGTTAATTGTAGGACAACAACTGCTCCGTATTTTGAAGATGAGGAAGAAGGGGAACGTGCTGCAAAAGATAAGGACGGAAAAACTTATTATGTGCCAACCGATATGACCTATAAAGAGTGGAAAAGCAAGTACGCTATTGGAAGTTCAGAAAATAAAACTGTAAAAGTTCCTGAAGGAAGATACAGATTACTTGGAAATATTAAAGATTCAAGGTATAATAGTGTAGAAGAGCTTTTGCAGAAATATGAAGAAAAAATAGTTAAAAACACCTATGAAAGTGCAATGGTTGTAACTGAGCGTGGAGAAATATACGTTATAAAAGGAGATACAGGTTCGTTACCTACGCAAAGAATCGACTTAATACGCTTTGAGAACGCTTCTATAACTCACAATCACCCAAAAGGAAGACACGAATGGGGATTCAGTGGTGGAGATTTTGACACTTTCAGAAATGGTAAGTTCAGGTATATGAGAGCGATTGATGAAAAATATGTGCATGAACTGTCAAAAGATATGTTTGAAATGGATATGACGAATTTTGACGATGACATTCAAAAACTTCGAGAATCAGACTTTGAAGAAGTTGCACAGATTTTACAAAAACTAAATGCAAAAGATAAAAACCTGAAGTATAGGAGAAGAAAACATGTTATCAAGAGAACATAGGTTGTATAAGGCATTTAAACAAATGAGAGATAAAGAAAAAGAGTATCAGAGAAAAAGAGATGAAATGGGATGGAGAGGACTGGATGGGCCTTTTTCGGAGGAAGAGCGAGAGCTTCACAAAGAATTTTTTGAGTTTATGAAAAAGGT